CCCCGCCGTATCTCCCGGCAGAAATTGCGCTTGAGCCATATACACGGAGCCAAACCTTGCCGATGTTTTTATTCCTGCCCTGTCCCATCGCGGCATCAATCTGAAATGCAAGCGGAAGGGTGGTAACGGAATAATCAATCGGCATCCCAACGCTGATGACGCTGGCTTCGATTCCATCGGGGAGACTTACGCTGCCATTTGAAACAACGGTTTTCGGCATGACGTTTCCGTCAGCCAAAATTTGAACGGTCTTACCTTCCAATGCGCTAAGACCTGATACTGCACCAACGGGTGTCCCCCGATAGGTCAAGCCGCCGTCCATGAAAAAATAGTCCTTCTGCGTGGTTGTTTTTCTCGGACGCATCCGCTCGATGTATCGAACCGATCTTCCTTGTACGGTACGTTTGATAACGGCATATAAAATATCATCATCCTGCTCTGTAACCGAAGTAATGCTTTCGACCACTCCGTCGGTCGTGTGTTTGTGCCATGCGCCGATATTCTGCTCGGGCAGGTAAGTTAAGCCCAATAACGAGCCGTCTGACGATACGCACCAAACAACCGGGAACGGTGATTTCTGCAAACACATATCCATAACCTTTTTTCCGTCAAACAGGTGGCTTGAGCGTATGGAAATATCTCCCGTGATGTAGCCGTTTGCCTGCCAGTTGTAGGCAAGTTCCCGAACATGGCCGCCGCGCGCCGCCGCATAAATCAGCGAATTATTGGCGATAACGGGCTGAACCATAGACGATCCGATGTACGACTGTGGAGATACCGAGATTGACGTGGGTGTCAGGTAGTCGGTGTTAAGGGTATTGACGTTCCATTCCGCACTACCCGTCATCAGAATCATCTTGTTAAGCGGCACGATGTGTTGAATCATGCTTGCCTCGCGCGAAGCCAGCTTGAAAGAGATTCGGTCGTCATCCTTAATCGGCAGGGAATAGCTTAGGTTGCTTTCCGTTCCGGTTTTCGTCATCCATACTTGCAGGGGTTTGATGCTCGTCCCTGCAAATACGCGGCGTTGCTGAAAGTACGAGACGGCAGACGGGAACGATGATTGCGTCAGGTTCACGCCGGAAAAATTTATTCTTTGGTTCAGATGCTCGCTTTTCAGGTACAGAATAGGGCGTTTGTAGTTGTATCCTCTCGATGTGATGGCAACGTTAACCATGCGCCGTCCGTCAAATACGGGGACGGCTGTCGCCCCTGAGCCGCTATGCTCTTCATCTTCTATGGTGATGGTAAAGTTTTGGATTAGATTCCATTTAATTACTGCGGGGGTAAAATCAGTGAACTCTTCCCAAATTTCGCCACCGGCTGCATCCTGTCCTTTTTTGTAAACCTTCAACTTCGGATCGGAATAGTTGTCGCCTGAAGCCAGTACCTCTATCGAGTCCAGTTTATAGTTGGAGAAGACGAGTGATAGCGAAGCGCCGCGCCCTGTTGCATCCTCAAGGGCAATTTTAAAAGTGGTATCCTTTCTTGCACTGAGTTTGCCTTGAGAAATTGTGAACGGGACATCTGTAAATACTTCTCTATTTCCTCCGCCTGTTGATATGATGGATTCAAAATTCCCTTTGTTTTCGATTTGCGGACTTGTGATTTTCCCGTAATTGGGAATCTCGATAGGTTGAATGCCTGAAAATGAATCAATCCCGCCTTGTAGAAAAATATTGTCATAAATCGGCGGTGTGATTGATGTGTCTGCTGCGATATTATCGTCTATGAAATACAGGTCTTTTGTTTGACCGATATAGCCGAAAATGCCGCTTGTGCGCTTATATACTTTGTATCTTCCAGCCCCTTCAACCGCCTGCCATTCGATACGATTATGGTTGCCTGTAACGAAAACATTATTGTTTAGGGTGATGTCCGCCGATGTTTCAGACTCTGAGTTAAGTCCGTCATTGCTTACGGCGGTAACGCAATACTGCGTGTCGTAATACACTTTGTTCGGGTTCCCTGCGTCGCCGCCTTTGTGCGCAAATCCTGTAACGCCCATAGGCGTACCGATGGTTGCACCGAATCTAATCGGCTTAAATTCCCATTGCGTCGCTGACAGGCGGCGCAATTCGCATGGGAAATGGTTGCGGTGGACGAGTGTCATCACGTCGCCGGATTGGACGTAATGTACGTCGAAAATCTCGTTTTCATTGTATGGGCTGGAAATTTCGTAAGGCTGCTCATCGTCATTAAGCAGCGTCGCGCCGTTGGTGTGAAAACGGAAATATCCCACACCCATTTCAATGGCGAAGGATTGGTCGTTTGAGAACTGGAACGGAATCAGGCGCGCTTTGGAATAATCGTTTCTCGCCGCCCGTACAAATTCAAATCCCGCCCGATTCTCGACCGACCCATCGGGTCTGACAACGAAGTTTAGGCATTCGGATAACCCGTTCCGATAGTACGGGTCTTCGATACGCCCGAACATATTCGGGGATACTTCGCCGCCGATAAACGATTGCTGTAATACTCGTGTATTTGCCATTTACTGCCTCGCTAGGATTGCTGCCGGGGTAAACTTAATCTGTTGTGAGAATTGTTGCGCATCATTGTTTTTTGCCTGCGCGATCAGACTGTGAACCTGCGCTTCGCACATCGCGGCATATTGCGCCCCTGTATCGCTCTTAATGATTGCGCCCGCCAACATTGCCGCCAGCTTCCACGACAGGGCGGTAGTGAATGACGGTGTAAACAGATGTGAGTTATCCACACGTTTTATGTAGCGGATGATGGCGTTCTCTGTATCAGACCAAATAATCATATGACCGTCCGCCGTTGTTTCGCGGGCATGGTTCACGGACAAACAGGCGGCATCGTTGACGGCGGCTTCAGGGAAAATATTTAGAATTTTTAAACACTCTGCCGGAACGGCGTAACAAAACCGCCATTGCTTGGAGTCGTGTTTCAGCATGGGTAGATGTTCGCGCCGCAATGCAAAATCCCATGCGTGGGACTCTAGCAGCGTATCTCGCGCCATTGGATAGAATCGGGCGCAATACTCCGCCGCGATTGAGTTTTCGGGCGGGTCTATGGTTGATACGTCTGCCGCCTGCCCGATATGGCTTAATGCCAAATTACAAATATCGATTACTGAAGACATTTTTTCATCCATTAAAAAAGGGCGGTTTCCCGCCCTTGTTCCGTTTCTTTATGCTTCGTCGCTGGCTTCCAGCAAGGCTCTCAGGACTGCTTCGCCTGCGTTGCCATGATAGCTAATACCACGTTCGTCCAAGATGGCTTGAAGCTCCTCTTTTGTCAGATTGTCGTATTTGCCGCCTACCGGCTCTTTAATCTGCTCTTGCTGGTTTTCTTGGGCAACAGGCTCGAACCATGAAGCAGTCAAGCCGTCTTCCACTTCGAAGGTGTCGCCTTCTTCGCGGATTTGTTCGTAAAACCCACGTTTAATTGCTACTACTTTCATTTTTTACCACTCCATACTTTTTGAGATTCGGGGGCCGGTTCGTTGTTTTGCAAACCGCTGACGATGGCGCAGTTGATTTTGCCTGCCGTCATTGAGCCTGTAACGGCGTAGTAGGCGCGAATATATCGGCGGTGAGAAACCGGCATCGGAATTACATATTGCGAACCTGCCTTCAGGTCTGTTGCGGTTACGGTTACGCCTGAAATTACATTGGCAAAATTTGTACCGTCCGCCGAATCTTGCAGGGAAATGGTTAATGAACCACCAGCGAAAGATTCAGGAATGGTAAATACGGCATAAAGGTTTTGCGCGGCATTGCCGGTGTTCGGTTTCTTGGTACCAAAATCAACAACGTTGGTTGAGGCGGCAGACGTGGTTACGGCTTGTTTGATGGACAGTTCCAGTAAAGAATCAATAATCATTTGTTGCTCCTTATTTCACGCGGGCTTCGGTGGACAGAAGGGCGTCAGTAGTACGGATAGGAACGCCGCCAAAATGGGAAATGATTTTGCCGCCGACATCTTTGTCAACCAAAGTGTATTTAGATGCCTGTTGAATTTGGGCGTCTAATGCCATGCGTACATCGCGGTTCATGTAGAACATAGTTTGACCGCTCAAATCTTGAATAAGGCGTAATGCGCGTGCCATTAATTGAGGCAGATTGGCGGAACCGTTCGACATATCTTCATTGAGTTTTTTTACATCAATATTGGCGATGCGGACTGCATAACGCCAGTCTGCAACGCACAAGCCGTTATTCCATGTGAAGCGTGAGGCATGGGCGTCAAATACATTGCCGTCTTTATCATGTACACGAACGTTTTCGCCGTAATCATGCTTATGTAAGCCGGCGGTGGAGCCTTTGGGGAAGATGCCGTGAATTTTGTTTTTACCCCAAGAAATCAGCCAAATAGAAGCATTGTCTGCGCCTGCTCCGCCTGCATTGACGATGTTTCTGCCGTTTTCAGCCGAAAGCTCGGAGTAGCGCGGAGATAAGCCCATGAATCGTTCAGGATTAATGGAGCTGTCGCCGTACCATAAAGTTTCTGCCATTGTCTGCCCCATCCCTTCAATAAAGGCAGCTTCTTCTTGACGCAACCATTCTGACTTCCGTCCGTTGAGTTCAAGTAATTTTTGGTCGATTTCGGCGCGAGCCACCAGTTCGCCCATTGAATCACGAACCGTCATTGTGGTTGCTTTTTCAGGTGGAGTGCCGTTATACAGCTTACGGAAAACGCCTTTAGGAATACCGGTTCGAATGGTTGTGAGGTGGTCGTGCAAGCCATTTGCTTCAATAGTTACCATGTCTTGAAGCTCGTCATGCTTCTCTGTCAAAATTTCGATAATTTCAGCGACTGTGTCGTTGCCGTTGAATACCTGAATGTAATCGGACAGTGTTGGGTTTCGGGTTTCTAAAACAGCCATATTTAATGCCTTTCTAAAAAGTTTAGTTTAGATTTTTGGTGTTGGGGAAAAGTGCTTTCGCTCTGTCTTTTGTTTGTCCTGCGCTGCCTGCCGGGACAAAGCCGTCCTGCGAGATAGACTTGCCGACACGGTAGAACAGGCGGATAATTTCGGGGTTGTTCCCCAGTCGGCTTTCGTTCAGCAATGTTTTCAGTTCGGGAGTGGCAAACTGTTCGATAGCTTTTGCGGCTACCGACAAATTCTCGTTTAACTTGTCGCCGCCAAATTCAGGGTCTGCGCGTGAAGCCGCCTCCCATTCCGCGCTGGCTTTTTCAACGGCTTTGATTTGTTGTTGCGCCAAATGCGGGGCAATTTTGCCCAAGATGATGTCAGCCTTTTCTTGGGATAAACCGGCTTCTTTGGCGGCTTCGGCATAAAGATTGATGGTCTCTTCGTCAAACTCCATGCCTTCGGGTGGTTTGAAGTCGTACTTTTCGGGAACTTCAGATTCGGCGTCTGCTTTTGGGTTGTCCTGTTCGCCCTCTTGGTTTTCGGGTGGCGGGGTGTCGCCCTGATTGCCTACTCCGTCCAGCAAAGTTTTTCCTGTTTGGTCTTGCGGATCTGCGCTATTTTCTGCGCCCGGCACTTCGTTTGCTGCGCCTTGTTCGTCTTCAATACTCATTGTTGTCCTCTTCGGTTAGAATCAAATGAAAATTTGAGGTTGGCTGCACATTGCTTAACAGCTTCAAGCCCATATTCCGCCTGCCTTCGTTGAATGCGGAGATTGACTGGCTTTCATGAAACGTTGAACGCCATATACCTGCATCTTCTAAAAGGTGGCGAACGATGCGCCGACCACGCTTCTCCGACATAAGCCATTCGAAGTCTGCCTTTTTCTGCTCTTCCAGTAGGCTGTCTTTTCTTTTTTTGGCTTCAAGGTCGTCATTTTTTGTCATTTTATACAGTCATCCTTTTATTATATGCATACTAATATTCGTCATCTGTCAGGCTCTGCGCCTGCGCTAACGATCGAGCAATTCCTGCGCCTTGCTCCATTTGTTGAAGTTGTTGCGATTGCGTCTGTTGCTCCATGCGCTGCTGACGAATCGCCGCTACTTCTTCAGGGTTCATTAAGATGCGCGGGTCAATACCCAGTGAATCGGCGTATATTTCCGCCCACTTGTCGCCGTTGAAGTTGTCTAAAACTTCGGGCTTGACTTGGGCAACCGACGCTAAAGCCCCGACAAATCGGTCAATGCTATTCACGCCAATGGCGCGTTGCGCCTGCGCCAATATGGAAACAAGGACAACGTTTATATCTTGGTCGGCTATCGCGTCAGGCGGCGGCGGTAAAATCCCTGCGCGAACCATTGCATCAAATGTAATTTCGATGAGTGGGTCAATAAGCTCATTTTGCAGACGCTCAAGCACCGGCCCCAGCATCAGCATTTTTTCTTCATGCCGCTCTGCCACTTCGGTTGCGGTCATGTTTTGCGATTGCTGGGACACCATCAAAAACAGGTCGGCATAAAATGCGGACTGTACGCGCTGGCGAACATCGGCAATATCTTCGAGCAGGTGGTTTAAATCTATCCGTACATCAAAAGCGGAGCGGACTGTGTCTCCCGTTCCGTTTGAGTCGTGATACAAAATACCGCCCGGTAAAAACCCCGCCGACTGTGTTTTCATGTCGGTTGGTGCAATGATTGGCGGGTTGACTTGGTAGTCAATGCCTTTGAGTTTGCTGGTTTGGTTGAATTGAAGCTGCTTAATGTCGCCAAGCGCGGTCATCGCGGGGCTGTTGCCGTAAACGTTGTTGTCGGTGATGTCCCATCTTGGGCAGACGGCAGGGAAACGAAGGAACCCGGATTCTCGCAAAATCTTTCCTTCTTCTGCGCCGGTCTCGATATATACCGACTTGTACGGCATATTTTTCGAGTCTTTGCGGGTCAAATCTCTGTCTCGGCGCGGCTCGATTGCGTGGATGATTTTCACTTTCGCATCGTATTTGCCGTCTTCGTAATTTTTCCGAGTCGCGTCGCTGACGTTCTCAATGCCAAATTCTTCGACCGTTTCTCCGACGGTTTTTTCAAATTCGCGATAAATTGTGTCAATTTCGCCGCGCCAGTTTGTCGCAACCGCATATTCGCCGATTGTCAGCGGGTAGCATCTGATTACATCTTCGTAGTCGGGGAGAATGATGCAGGCAGCCGTACCAAATGCCGCTAACTCCTCATACATCGAATGAAGCGAGCCATAGATATTGCTGCGCTGAAAAACAGACAGCATCATGCTCTCGACTTTTGACAGCCACTCCTTTACTTCATGGTACTGGTTCATTTCATCATTGTGCATGGCTAGCTTGAACCACGGGCGAGAAGGGGAGGTTAGTCCGCCCATCAGACCGGCGGAAAGGATTTTGAGTGCGCGGATCGGAGTATTGTCGTAAATCTTGTTGTGTTTCTTACGCCCGTCATTTGAATCATCAATAAATCGACCATTTCGCGGCAGGATGTTTTCTGAAATTTCCCGCCAATGGCTAATCCATGATGTACGCTCGGTCTTTAAAGATTCCCATCGGCGGTGTATTTTTTTGCGTTGCTCTTCCATCATGTCAAATACCCATCAAATGCCCAGTAAAGTCTGCTTACCAAGCATCAGGCTGTTTGGGTCAATACCTGATGCGCCTGTCAGCATAGTTGAACCTGCGCCGCCTGCTGCTTGCTGTTGTTGGCTTAAAATAGACTGCGCGTCCGTTTTTTTCTGATTGGCTTTGTTGGTTTCGATGTCCGCCTGAGCCTGCGCATTTCGTGCATTTTCTTTTGCCTGATTGGCGGCTGACTTATTCGCCTTGTCTTGTTTGTTTGCTTGGTAGATTGATGCGCCGACGCTGGCAACACCTGCTACCGCACTGGCTGTTAATGCTCCGACTACCCATGGGGCTGCTACTGCTGCTGGCATATTACAAACCTTTCTGAAATATGATTTCTTCTTGCTGGAAATGAAGCCGCTCCAGCAACTTGGCAAAATTGCTGTTCGGCTTTGCGTGGTATAGGACTTTTTTTGCGCCTGCTGCTTTGGCGGCCGCTTCAAATTCGCGCATCAGTTTCAACCCCGCCCGACCTTTGCGATGAGATGGGTGGATGAAAAGCAGGTCGTGTTGCGCTATCAGTTGGTCGTAATGCGGATGGCGGGAGAGGAAGCCTGATACATATCCGACAATCTCATCATTCGCCATAGCGGCAAAGGCAATAATCCCGCCTTGCTCTTCCATAATTTGATAGGTCTGAATATCCAACTCGGGCGGACGGTCTGAAAAATCAGATTCCGTCTCTTGCCAGTGCATTGCCGACAGTTTGCGCGTTTCCTCGAAATGTTCGGATATTTTTACCGGCACGACTTTAAGCATAAAAAAATCCCATTAATGAATAATGGGATTGTATTTCTTGAGATGGCGATTATATGCAGACTTAGTGTATTTGATTGGTTATCAGAATAGCAGAAAGCCGCCTGATGGCTAGGCGGCTTGAGTTGATGGAAATTACTTGTACGGGGAGATTGTTGTTATGGTGGTTTTTAGTAGATTGTCCCGCCGCTGTCCCTATGCATTGTAACCATATGATTTAATTAAAATTAATGGTGCGGACGGAGAGACTCGAACT